GGTGAGCAGTCCAAAGCCTACCGTGCCATGTTCGCCGTATCAAAAGCCTATGCCCTGGCGGATGTGGGCGTTAAAATGGGTAAGGCGGTTGCTGATGCTTGGGCAGACCCATCAGCGACAACCATTTGGCAGAAACTTGCCAATGTCGCCAAAGTGTCTTTGGAACAGGGGCATGTGTTAAGCATGATTAACGCCATCAGCCCCAAAGGGTTTGCCACAGGGGGCTACACAGGCAACATGGGGATAAATCAAGTGGCAGGGGTGGTACATGGGCAAGAATATGTACTAAATGCTAAAGCCACAAAGCGTATCGGCGTTGGCAATCTTGAACGGCTAAACCGTGGTGATGGCATTGGCGGTACTGTGGTTAATGTCAATGTCACAGTCAATAGCGATGGCACAAGCAATGTTCAAGCTAATCATACCATGGGCAAACAGCTTGGGTATGCCATCAAATTAGCCGTACAAAGCGAGCTACAAAAACAGACACGACAAGGGGGATTATTATATGGTAGATAATCTAAAAACATTCACATGGGATGTCTCACAAGACAGCAGTGAGAGCATCAGCCATAATACAATCATAACCGCCTTTGGTGATGGCTATGAGCAGGCGGTCAGTTTTGGCATTAACAACAGCCGTAAATCATGGCAGTGTAGCAGGACTGACACAAAGGCGGTGATTGATGAGATTTACCGCTTTTTAATTGACACAAAAGGCGTTGAGCCTTTTAACTTTAAGCCTTTAACCGATGAACCAAGTATCAAAGTCCGCCTAGATGGTGAGATATCACGCCAAAAGATGGGGGGCGATGCTTGGCAAATTGGGTTTACTTTAAAGCAGGTTTTTTAACCCAAACCGCCCATCATCTGATGAGCGGTTTTTTAACTCGACGACATTAATGTCGGCGACATAACCCACGCCCTTGTCAAGGGCTTTTTTAGGAGCAAAAAAATGAGTGAACCAACCCTAACCGAAGTATCACGCACCGAGGCACAGGTATTACAGAGCTTCATCGGACAGGTGGATTACTGGAAAAACCAACACGGCGATAAAGCTGCCACTATTGAGATTACCTATTATCCTGATGATGATGGCTTTGAAGTGAGTAACAATGAAGCTAACAACGGCGTGCTAAAACGCAATCGCACCACGGTATTTCGTGCTGACCTGTTGGCATGGGCTTCAAATCAACTGCGTCAACTACAAGGCTATGACAACAGCCAAACGGTAACTGAATTTAGCTTGTCTTATAAAAATGACCGTTATGGAGTGCGTGCTGCCCTTGCCAGTGAGGCCACAGACAAGGCAGATGATGGGGCTGATGATAAAGCCGAGCAAACACAGTAAGCAGGCTAATTTAAAATCTGCCCAAACTGGTCAATAAATCACCCAAATGCTTAGCGTTATGCTAAGCATTTGGGCAGATTAATCAAATGAGATTGCCATGAGTTTTAACACAGACATACAAAAACCCACAGTAGATGGGCTAATTACGCTCTTTGAGCTTGATGCAAGTAAACTGGGTGCTGGCGTTTTACGCTTTCACGGACACAATCACGAGCGTAATGATGGCGTGATTACTTTTCGTGGCAAAGCGTACAACCCCCAAGCTCTGTCTGTTACAGGTCTTGAAATGCGTTCAGATGGCAGAGCAAGCACCCCGACCCTAACCCTTGCTAATAACATTGCAGGGGTGCAAGGGGCGGTATCTGCCCTTTGCCGATTGTATGATGATTTTGCAAGGGCTAAGCTTACCGTAACGCATACCCTGCAGGCGTATCTTGACAGCCATGATGCCCAAAATTACCGCCAGCAAGAATGGTACATAGAACAAAAGGTGAGCGAAAACCCAAGCCTTGGCATTGTAGAATTTGAGCTATCAAACCCTGTGGACTTTGAAGGGCAAAAAATCCCTGTTCGCCAAATCACCACCTATTGTAATGAAGCAGTCTGTGGTCGTTATCGTGGCGAGATTTGTGGTTATACAGGTACAGCACGATTTACCCATGATGGCAAGCCAACCGATGACCCTACTTTGGACAGATGTAGCGGTTTATTAGCCCACTGTAAGTTAAGGGACAATGAAGGCAGTTTTTGTGGGTTTCCTGCCGCTGGGTTGGTGGGTTAGTCAAGCGTTTTGGCATACTCAACCAAAGCGATTTTGATTGCCATTGCCTTTGAGCAATCCTTATGAGCCATAATCTGATTTAAGGCATCTAAAACATGAGGCTCAGTATGGCTAATGACAAGTCCGATGCGTGCCAGTGACTTATCAAAATAGTTAGCGGTTGCTTTTTTGCGTGCTTGCGGGCTTGCTTTATCTGCCATAAAAAATCCTTGATTTTTATAAAAATGGTGCTATGATAATGGGTAAGGAGTGGCTAGGCGTTTCCACCTAACCTGCCTTAGTAGTTCGTACCTACCTTAGGCTTTTACTGTTAGCAAGCTGGATAGCTTAGCAACAGCAGGGCAATGATGATTGTGAGTCTTAGCATTGCCTTTCCTCCTTATGTTACCGCTAGGCTTGTCCTAGCCCAATCAACACCCCTTGTGTTGATGAAATGTATTGTATTACACTATACAAATAAAGTCAAGTAATTTCTGCGTTTTTTCGCAAAATTATTTGGCTTTTTTATTTTATAAGTCTTTGAATTATAAACAAATATTCAGCCGTCCAAGTATAACTTGGGCGGTTTTTTATTGGATAAACCATGCGACTAACCAAAACCATTAAAGAAGCTATCCACGCCCACGCCAAATAAAACCCACCATAATAATACCTGATTATTCACTGCGATAAATGGGGTAATATAAAACGATGTGGGATGATGTGGACAGTCAGGATTGAAAGCAAATTGCACATAGTGAAACAAACACCAATCAGGCAATTTCACATAATTTATGGTGGGATTTGGTGATTTTAGCACAGGCTGATGGGCTTGTGCTTTTTTATTGGTGCAGGCTTGGGTTGCTGGCTTATCTGACCGATTCAATTTGCACGATGGATTTTTTCTTAAAACCCTTTAAAAGACCCCGCATCTTGTGTTTGTCATAATACTCAAAATAAATTTGGATACATTGGGGGTATTATGACAAGTAACTCTACTACTTCTGCCAATCAAGCAAGCAAAGCCACGCCAACCATCGTGCTGACCGCAGGACATGGCGGATCTGATGTCGGTGCGGTCAATACCAGCTACCAAAACAAAACTCACACCGAAAGCAGTATCGCCTGTGAGATGCGAAACATTGTCGCTCATATCTTAAAAAATGACTATGGCATGAGGGTTAAAACAGACGGCATTGCGATGGGCAATCTGCCATTAAGAAACGCACTACCACTTATTAAGGGTTCGGCTCTTGCCATTGATTTTCATACCAATGCGTCCGCCAATAAAACCGCTACAGGCATTGAATGCTTGATTTTGCCCAAAAACAAAACCATTGCCCAAACGCTGTGTCAAGCAGTGGCTGATGTAACAGGCTGGAAACTTCGTGGTGATAAGGGCTATCAACCTGACAATGCAGGTCAGCATTCACGCCTTGCTTATGCGCAAGCTGGCGGATTGGTATTTGAGCCGTTTTTTATCAGCAATGATGACGATTTGGCACTGTGGTATGGTAAAAAATGGCTGATTTGCCGAGCGGTGGCTGATGCCATTGCCAAGCATTTTGGCGCAGATAAGGTGGCGTAAAATGGGCAGACTGCTTGAACTTTTTACCAATCCTGTGACCAACCGCCTATCGCACACTCGTCTGTGGGCAAATGTGGCAAGCCTTGTGGCAACCATTCAATTTATCCGCCTAAATACCGATGATTGGGAGCTGTGGCTGGTGTATCTGGCTTCCGTGGGTGGTTATGCGGTGGCAAGAAAATTTTTGGCAAATCGTGATGGCACAAACCAAAGCCATGAGCATATAGGAGGCGAGCGTGAGTGATGTCATAGACCAAGCCCAAAGGCAAAGCGAGCTGATATTAGCAAGGGAGCTGAAAAACGCCCAAAGGCATAACCCAAATACCCCATCTGCCACCCATTGCACCGACTGCAGTGAGGCAATCCCAGAGCTAAGACGACAAACCATCAAGGGCTGTACCCGCTGTGTGGCGTGTCAGTCTGATTTTGAACAATTCCAAAAACAGCTAAGGAGATGAATGTGGAAAAGACCTTTATCAGTATTGATTTTTGGCAACTGGTGGGCTTTTTGCTCTCGTTTTTGGGGGTGTGCTGGGGCTTTGGCAAAATGCTCCTTGCTCAGTTTCAAGCCCAACAAGACGAACGCCAAAAAGCCCAAGACCGCCTTGGTGAAAAAGTAGAAGTCTTGGAAAATTTATTTGCCGAACAAAAAGCTGTCCTACCTGAAATCTATGCCAACAACCAAAAACAATCATAAAAAAGAGAATTAAAATGCAAGAAAAAATCCGCCGTGAAGGTATGCGTTGGCATATCATCAATACCCTAAACAAGGCTCGCCCCTACACCACAAGCGAGGTGTTTTTGCTGGATGTGATGCGTGGGATTTATGCCGATGTCACGCCCTTAGAACTTCGTCAGCAGCTTGAATATCTGTCTGACCGTAGGCTTATTGAACTTACCAAAGAACCAAATGGTGCTTGGTTTGCCGACCTAACGCACACAGGAGTAGATATTGCCGAATACACCATCGACTGCGAGGCAGGCATTGGGCGACCTGTCAAATACTGGCAAAACTGACTGGGGGCGATATGGCAAAACGAAGTAGCGTGGATCAGTTGCCCCAGACGGTTCGCCATGAGCTTGAACGCAAACTTGCCGATAATGGATTTAGCGATTATACCGCCCTTGCCGAGTGGCTGAACGAACAAGGCTATGAAATCAGCCGAAGTGCGGTGCATCGCTATGGGGCAAAAATTCAAAAACGCTTTGCCAGTATCAAGGCAAGCACCGAGGCGGCAAGGCTGATTGCTGAGGGTGCGTCCGATGAAGGCGATACCAGAAGTGAGGCGGTTATTGCTCTGTTGCAAACCGAAGTGTTTGACGCACTGATTGCCATCGGCGAGCTGTCAAATACCGAGCTTGATGAGGTGGCAAAGCTTGAGCTGATGGGCAAGGTGTCTAAAAATGTCTCCCCTTTGATGACGGCAAGCACCCGATTAAAACAATTCCAAAGCAAGCTCAAAGCCGATATGGATAAAACTTTTGAAAAACTGGAAGCCCAAAGCAAACAAGGCACGCTTGATGAGGCGACCTTAAAACGCATTCGCACCGAAGTGTATGGGTTAATCGGTTAATCAATGATGAATAATTCTGCCATTACCTTATATCCCTATCAACAAAAGTGGCTGGGTGACAACAGTCGCTTTAAGGTGGGTATGTTTGCCAGACAAACAGGCAAAACATTCACAACCACGCTAGAAATCGTGCTGGATTGTCTTGATAAGGAAAGTAAAGGACAAAAAGCTCGCTGGGTCATTCTATCAAGGGGCGAGAGACAAGCCAAAGAAGCGATGAATGAAGGCATCAAAAAACACCTAGAAGCCTTTGGGGTGGCGTGCGAAGTCTTGACCGTGCCATTTGATAACACCATCAACGCCCTAGAAGTCATCTTGGCAGGCGGTAGTAAAATCACCGCCTTGCCTGCTAATCCTGATACCGCTCGTGGTTTTAGTGCCAATGTGTTTTTGGATGAATTTGCCTTTCATGCTGATAGCCGTGCCATTTGGAAAGCCCTGTTTCCTGTCATCTCGGCAGGCTTTAAACTGCGAGTGGTATCCACCCCTAATGGCAAGGGCAATAAGTTTTATGAGCTGATGACCGATGTGAATAACAAGGCGTGGTCTCGGCATACCGCCGATATTTATCGGGCGGTGGCGGACGGCTTGCCACGAGACATTGACGAACTCAAAGAAGGTCTGGGCGATGATGATGCTTGGGCTCAGGAGTACGAGCTCAAATGGCTGGACGAGGCATCGGCGTGGCTGTCTTATGATTTGATAGACAAAGTAGAACACCCTAACGCTGGCAATCCTGACAACTACACGGGCGGGGCGTGCTTTGTTGGGGTGGATATTGGTATTCGTAATGACTTGTTTGTGGTTTGGGTGGTTGAGCAGGTGGGCGATGTGTTTTGGACAAGAGACATCATTGCAAGGAAGCGAATTAGCTTTGCTGAGCAAGACGCCTTGCTTGATGAAGTCTTTGAAAATTATCGTGTCATCAGGTGCTGTATAGACCAAACAGGGCTTGGCGAAAAGCCTGTGGAAGATGCCAAGTATCGCTATGGGGCAAATCGTGTGGAGGGTGTGGTGTTTAGTCCTAGCACCAAACTTGTCCTAGCCACCACAGGCAAACAAGCCTTTGAAGATAACCGCCTGCGTATCCCGATGGGCGATATGGCACTGCGTACCGACCTGCACAAACTACAAAAGGTAACTTCTCCCACTGGCACGCCAAGATTTGTCGCTGAAAGTGATAATAATGGACACGCTGACCGCACTTGGGCGTTATTTCTTGCCCTGTATGGAGCGAGCAATGATGTGGGGGCGGTGCGTGTGGCGAGTCGAAACCCCAAAAGAAAAAGCCGTCTTACCACTGGTTTTTAAGGAATATTAAGAATGACCACTCAAAATCCCAAATCCAAAAACAACCCCAATCTTGACAAATCCGCCTTATCAGACCACATTGCCGTCGCCAAACGCTTACTTGGCATCGGTGGCTTTACCAGTATCTTGCCCAACCCTGATGTGGTGTTAAAACGCCTTGGAATGCGAAGTATCAGCGTGTATCGTGAGCTACTGATTGACCCCATTGTGGGCGGTGCGGTACGCCGTAGAAAGTCGGCGGTCAAACGCCTAGAATATCGCTTAGAACAGGTATTGGACACAGAAATGAGTGGGGAGATGAGCGACAAACAGCAAGCGATTATCAAAGCAATGCTGGCAAACATTGACCTGTATGAGCTGATTGGGAAAATCTTGGACGCAACGCTCTATGGCTATCAGCCGATAGAAATCATCTGGGAGCTCAAAGACAGCTACTGGACACCTGTCAAACTGACCGCCAAACCGCAAGAGTGGTTTGGCTTTGATGATGACAGCAATTTGGTGCTGATTGATGGGGTTATTAAAAGGCAATTACCTGCTTATAAATTTCTATGCCCCACGCACGAGGCGACTTATACCAACCCTTATGGCACGGCTGAACTGTCATCAGTGTATTGGGCGTGCGTGTTTAAACGAGGGGGCTTAAAATTTTGGGCGGAATTTGCCGAGAAATTTGGTAGTCCTTGGATTATCGGACATGAGCCAAGAAGTAATACCGATGCTGACACGAGTAAACTCTTGGACGCATTAGAAGACTTAATGGGTAATGCCGTAGCGACCATTCCAAACGACAGCAGTGTGGAAATCAAAGAAGCGACAGGTAAAACAGGCTCATCACAGGTCTTTGATGACTTTATCCGCTATTGTAAAAGCGAGATTAACATCGCCTTACTGGGGCAAGACCAAACCACTGACAAGGACACCAATCACGCATCTGCCCAATCAGGTCTTTCTGTTACCAAAGACATTCGTGATAACGATTGTCGTATCGTGGAAAAGTGTATCAACACCTTGCTGGCTTGGATTTGTGAGCTGAACTTTCACAACACCACACCGCCTAAATTTGTGCTGTATGAAGAAGAGGTGGGCGATGACACGCTTGCCACACGAGACCAAAAGTTAAACAGTATGGGCGTGGTCTTTGCCAAAGCCTATTATGCACGGGCGTATAATCTGGCAGATGATGAGTTTGAATTGGGGCAAATGAGCGAGCGGGCAGAGCCTAGCCAAACCCCCACCAATCGCACCGCCAATTTTAGTGAAAAATCCTTTGCACCGCAGGGCGATTTGGCGGATAAATTGGCAATCGGACTACCAAGTGATGATGAGCTGACCGCCCAAGTGGTGCAAATGTTAGATGACTTTACCAGTTTGGACAATGTCAATCTGGACAGCGAAACTGCTCTTTTGGAAGAATTAGCCAGTCTCTACCCCAAAATGAACATTGACGACTTGCAGGACAAGCTGAACCAAATGCTGTTTATCGCTGACACGCTGTCACGGCTACAAACCCAAGAAGAAATGGGGTTAAATTAAGATGAGTAGTATTGATAAACTCACAAATAAAGAGCCAAAAGCCCTATTTGATATGCCACCTGAAAAAGCCATAGAACACCTAAAATCCAAGGGCTTGCACATCGGCTGGGACTGGACGGACACACACGCTCTGGCTCATGCTCGTAGCTTCACAGTCGCCAAAATGACCGCCCTTGATATGCTGTCTACCACCAAAAAAGCCATTGAGCAAGCAATGACAGACGGCACAGGCTACAAGGGCTTTGAGACCACCATTAAACCATATCTAATAAGTCAGGGCTGGTGGGGTGAAACGGTAGTAAGAAACCCCAAAACAGATCAGCTAGAACAGGTACGACTTGGCTCTAATCGCAGGCTTAAAACCATCTACCATACCAATCGCCGTACTGCTGTGATGACTGCCAAATACGAGCGAATGAAACAGGCAAGCGATACCCACCCCTATTGGCAATACTCCGCCGTCCTAGACCGCCGTACCCGTCCAAGCCACTCGGCAAAACACGGGGCGGTCTATGCCCACGATGACCTCTTTTGGTCTCACTCATATCCGCCTAATGGTTTTGGCTGTCGGTGTACGGTCAAAGCAATCACCGCCAAGCACGCCCAAAGGGTTGGCATTGATAAAAGCAATGATGAGACAACTGTCTTGGGGGAAAATGGCTTTGGGGGTAGTCCTGTTGCTAGCCACTTATTTGACAAACTGTGGTATGACAAAGCCAAACACACCTTAGGACAAAAACACGCCCTGCAAGCGATTGCCAAAGATATGGCATCTGATGTGCGAGCGGCGGGGTTTTTGGCGTGGGTGAGGCAAAGTCAAAAGACAGGCTATGCCCAAGGGCGTACCTATGGTGTGGGCGTGTTGTCCCAAAAGTCATTTGAAAAACTGGCAAATGAGACAGGGCTTGATTTGGATGAACTATCGCCTGTGGTAGGCTTTCGTGATAAGGTTATCACAGGGCGAAAAAATACACGGCATACTGTTAGTAGTGACGCCCTAGATACGATAGCTTTGGAAAGAATTGTTAGAAGCTTTGGTAAGCCTGACTATGAATTATGGGATACTCTTAACAACAATTTGTTGCTCATTTATAAAACTGATGGCAGACAAGCCATAAAACTAACCGTACAGAACACCAATCAAGGATTGGAAGTAATTAGTGGATTTTATCAAGATTTGGTGGATATTGAAGGGCAAATCAAAGGTGGGATTTTTATAGAAATAAAATAAATCCCATAGCACTGACGGACTCGAACCGTAACCAGTCTGGCATATCGTGCGATATGTTACTCTCTCCGCCCACGCAGAACGGACTATGGGATAATTTATTATACCAAAATTAGGACACTTTGCCAATGCTTATTATCAACCTAGACGACCGACAAGCCAGCCAAAGCCTATCAAGGCTACTGCAAAACGCCCAAAACTCACAGCCCATCATGCGTGGGCTTGCCGCAGAGTTAGAGACGATGACGAGCGACAACTTTGACAGCGAGAGCTTTGGCGGACAGGCGTGGGTGCGTAAAGCCTTTGGTGGGGGTAAGACGCTCACCGATACAGGCGAGCTAAGAGACAGCATCACAAGCTCGGCAAGCAGTACAACCGCTGCCATCGGCACAAACCTTGTCTATGCACGCATTCATCATTTTGGCGGTACGATACAAGCCAAAAACAAGCCCTATCTTGCCTTTGCCACGCCAAATGGCTTTGCAAGGGTCAAATCGGTGGATTTGCCGTCTCGTCCGTTTTTGCCTGTCTCGCCCAATGGCGAACTACAAAATGGGGGCGATGATAGGCTCTTGGAAGTAGCATTGGCTGCCTTGACTGATGGCGTGCGATAAAAAATGCTTTACAAAACCAAAAATCGTGCTATGATATGTACAGAGCTACGAGATAGCCAAACAAAACCCCAGTTTAACGACTGGGGTTTTGTTTTGAATATTGTTAGAATTTCGGTCTTTTGTCTTTGATAGCTTCATTGAACTTATTTTTGCGGAATGTATTTAACTTACTAGGGAGGCTGACCGACACTATCAAAGCAAAAGAAGCCAGCCACAAATAAAAATATTCCAAACAAACCAAGAGAAGGCTATTTTGGTGTTGTTTACTATCTTTTAGTAGCACAGCCATAAACACAGATATCAAGACTGCTAAATATAAATAAAACAGAAAATGTAATTTATCAAAGCGAGATTGGTTGATGTTCTCCTGCACTTCTAATTGTCGCCAGTTGGCTGATGTGTCATATTCTACATTGGCAAATAACGCCATGATTGCAAACAAAAAACCCATTAAAATAGTAAAAACATTGATAAGAACACTATTGGCGTTAGAACTAGCATGTACCAAAGGCTGTGCCACATAACTAATACCACCAGCCACAATAGTGGCTAGCAATATTAGTACGGGTGGGTGTTTTGGTAGCTGCTTCATAGTTGGGTTAGATTGTCTTTTTGTAGTTCGTTAAAGTAGCTGACTAGCTCTGACAACGCCGCTATCCGACTTAATCCATTGGTGTTGTTGTGTTTAGGTATATATACTAATTTTGATAATTTAACATCATCAGGCTTGATGGTATTGCCTTTTTGGGTAATAATCTTAAAGTCTGAATTTTCTTCATTGATAACCATCTGTGCCTGTTCACACAACTCTTTTTGAGCTTCTAAGCTCGCTCTTGTATTGCCATCCAATTTTATTTCAACATTAACTTGCAAATCTGCTTTGTCTTGAATGTTTGAAAGCTCATCATCTTTACGGAACAATCCTTTTAATCTACCAAATAAACTCGGTGGATTATTAATAGTGGCTTGATAGGCGGTTAGTTCTGCCAAAATGGATCTGACACCCTCATCTTGTATCATCTGTATTTTATCACAGTTTGGCACAGATCTAAAACTAGGTTTGCACACAGAGCAGGTCTCATCTAGACTATGACAATATTCACTTAAAGCGTGTAGGTAGGCAGCTAGAGCTTGTTGCGACATATTGTTATGACCACAGAAAATCACATGTTGTTCAAAGACAAATATAAAACACTCCCTATTCATAAAGGACTGATCTTGTGGTGGCGAGATCTCATCTCCTTCTTCTGTTAAATTCATAGACTTATGTGTAACAGCAAACCGCGATCTGCTTTAGTAGGTGCTAAATCACGGTGTGTTATCTGCGTAACCTCTCCTGCACGGACAATCTCTGTCTTGGATACATTGTCAGCAATAGCAAGTAATTGGCGTAAGCACTGTTCCAAATCCAAAGGATCATTATATTCAAAAGCTCTAAGATAATAGAGCTTCTTGGATATTTTCTTAGTGGCCATTTTATCTCCTGTTGTTAAAAATTTTAAAACTCACAAACCACAAGAGGGAATAGCGAGTGAGCAAGTTTCATTAAAGCTTTCCTGATTGTTGTAAGTCCTTAATGATGGCTTGTTGGATTTCGTCCTTTGCCATCTCATCATAAATATCAGATGGATAAGTTTCATTGGGCTTTCTTAAAATCTGGTTGGTTTATTCGACCATTGGTACAATATGTCCACCCTCTGCTTGAATGTTGAAATCAAACTGTTTTTTAAGCCGGTCAAATACAATGTTGTATTCTATTTCTGTTCCCTTATCAAGATATTGGGCATTGCCATTTTCCAGTGCCAACTCAAAAGTTTCTTGCATTGTTTCTGCATCAATTTCCATATCGGTTGCATAAGCAGTAACCAACATCGCTGTCATACATTTATTAAGCATTGGCTCTGTGTTAATATTCGTGCATTTGACATCCACCTTACCTAGCCAACCATCCAGACTGGCTTTGGTGATTTTTATTGTGATACCTTTTGTAATTTGCTTAGTCTCTGCATTTTTGGTGCTATTTAGAGAGATTTTTGGTAGTTTTGGTGTGGACTGTTGGGCAATCATATTATACTGAAATACAAACTGATTTTGCTCAATGAGTGTCTGCTCCATATTTCCTGCTGTGTTGCCCTGAATGGGTGGGGCAAGGAGTGCTAGTGGGAGTAGTAGCAGTGTGAATTTTTTCATAAAAATTTCCTTGATTAAAATTGCATCTTATTGCTCGTATTTAATGCTTACATTAAAGCCACTAGCAAGCATGGAGAGAGTTTTCAGAGCTTGTATAATTTTTTTGTCGTCCTGTAACGACCTAAAATCCTGTAATAACATTTGCTCCATCACGCTCAATCCAAGTGTTTTTTCAATGTCTTGCAATCTCTTTTGCAACTTTGTACCGTGTCTATGCACAGCCGATTTGCTAATGCTGTAACCTAATTTCGCAAGCCAGTCGCTGTGCTTTTGGTACTCACCAAAACAACTCCTGCGAATTCTATTTTCCAACTCTTTGCGGACATTTTTAGGCAACATTTCTATTTGGCTTCTTTTCCCCATTATAATTCCAATCCTTTCATGATGAAGTTGCGGATAATGGGGTCTAACTTTTTAATGCTGTCTGCGATTGCAATATCCTGCTCAGAATATTGAGCAGGAAGTGTGTGATTGCCAGTAATCACATAAGTAACATCTAAGCCGTGTTCGCCCATTGCCATTAGTTTATCCAGTGGTACATTTGCCTTTTCTGACCAGTTGTATAGGGTATTTCTAGCAATACCCAATTTGCGTGAAAGGTGCGTAACTCCTACTCGCTCAATTTCTGCTTGTAGCCTATCTTGATAATTGCTCATTTTTTTGACCAAAAATTAAAAAAATTACTTGAAATGCTCAAAATTTTGAGCAATAATATACACACCAACAAAAACGATTTAAAACCCACAAACCAAAACGGAGTTATGTTATGACTCAAAAACCTTTAAAGACCCCCGAACAAGTCAAAGCCGAGTATCGTGCCAAAGGCATTCCTCTGTCTCGTGTTGCCAAAGAGCAGGGCTGGCATCCCCAAGATATCTACAAGGTGCTAAACGGTATGGCTCGCTGTAACTACGGCAAACCGCACGAAATCGCCGTGTACTTCGGGCTAAAACATGCTGATGATGGCGATACTGCCCAAGACAAAACCGCTTGATTTGTGGCTAATATTTTAGCACAAAATTGCACATTTTAACACTTTAACCCCTTATTTTATAAGGTTTTTAGGAAAAACATTATGGCTAAATTTAAAAAACAAACCGAGAGCGAATGGTTGTATCCAACATTGTAGGGTAAGGTCAGTACAACCCTAGATATTGGCTATCAGGTGGGCTGTCAAAGTATGCGTTACGATGTGTCAAAGCTGAATGTTTGCGTTGGGCAAAAAGTATTGTATGTCCCTTGTCCAGATAATACGGCGATGGTATCGCTTGATGGTCACAAATGGCATGAAGTACCAAGAATTATTTTTGACGAGATGAGCTGTCGGATTGATAAGCCAGCCATACTCACTGATAAAACAACCACAACCTTTCATTATGACAAGCTAACCTGCGAAGAGCAAAGGCTACTGCACGGCTACCGCTCGTTGGACGAGTGCGACAAAACAGTGATTAACTATCTGATGAGCGTGCTTTTTGATCGCAATGTGGGGGATATGGACGATGAGCAGTAAAGGCACTCGCATTCTACAAGTCTTTAAAGCCCTACATAATCATCCCTTGATTGGGATTAGCAATAAAGAGATTGCTGACACTTTGGGCTTTACTGCTGTACAGGTTAGCCGAGATTTGGCGGATTTGATTGAAGAGGGCTTGGTACAAAAACTGGACAATGGCAACTATGCCTATTCGGTTAAGACCCTGCAAATCGCTGAAAACTATCGCAAACAGCACGAACGCATTACCGCAAGGCTCAATGAGCTAAACCGTAATGTTGGGCTGGATTATTAACATTAAAAATGAAACAGCCTTTCAAATGTATCGATGTCGAGACATTTGAAACAGCGTTTCAAAAATTAAAAGGTAATTAAAAATGAATGACATTGTAACCACAGAAGTGAGCGAAGTTATCACTGCCGAGCAGATTAATCAACAAGCCCTACACTCTATGCAGGTAATGGAACAATGGGGCGATGGCGAGGTCTATAACGAGGCGGTATGGGTAGAAAAAGGCAAACAGGCGATTAACAAAACCTT